CTCAAGAGGAGCGGAGAAATTTAAATCAATTCAAAAGAATGGCTAGACGAGCTGTAGCTTTCGCATATATCGAAAGACCTAAGAAGCGTAGACCTGGTGTACACGCAAAAACAAAATCATCTAAACTTAAATCATCTAAAAATTACCTTAAAAGATATAGAGGTCAAGGCAGGTAAATAATTTATATCTTTGTATTAATTAAATTTAATCTAATGGATATAAGAAAGATTTCTATAGGTCAGGACTATAAATCAAGCTCTATGCATTATATAGTTGGCCAAGAAGTTTTGGGAGGTAAATATTTTATTCATCTCATTCAGTATGTTGAACATTCAGATAGCTATAAGATTTGGATTCAACAAGAAGACGAAGTGCTACTTTGGAAAGAATTTAATTCCAATATGCCAGTTTCAGTAGAATATAATATAAATTTTTAATGAGATCACCATTTTATTTTATTGTAAAACCTTTAGATGACAAAAGGTATACAAATACAAAAAACATAGAGGGCGTTGAATTTGTTACCAATACATCTGAAGAAAACCATAAAGCTTCAAACAGACAGGGTGTAGTGGTTTCAGTTCCTCTTGGTTACAATGGCCCTATAAAAGTTGGTGATATTCTGCTTGTACATCATAATGTTTTCAAATATTATAATGATATGAAAGGTAGGCAGAAAAGCAGCAAAAGTTATTTTATGGACGATATGTTTTTTATTGAAAACGACCAGTTTTTTATGTTTAAGCAAGGTGATGTATGGTATTGTCATGACAGATATTGTTTTGTAAAACCAATTCCAAAAGAAGATTCGTTCATTATGAAGCTTGGAACTGAAGAGCCACTTGTTGGTGAGATGAAATATCCAAATGATTATTTAAAATCGAAAGGAGTAAAACAAGGTGATAGAATATGTTTCAAACCAGAGAGTGAATATGAGTTTACTGTAGATGATGAGAAACTATACAGAATGTATGACCACCAAATTACTTTAATTTTATGAAATCAGAAGAACTTAAAAAACAAATTATTAATGCAGGCCGTAGAGCTGTAGAACAGTTAATTAAGGTAGCAAAAGAAGACATTATAAAACCTGATCCTGACGATGAGCTGGCAGCAGATAGATTAAAGAACGCAGCAGCTACAAAAAAGCTAGCAATATTTGATGCGTTTGAGATACTAAACAAAATAGATTTAGAAGAAGAGGTCTTAGAAAGTGGTGAAACAATAGATAAAACAAATACAAAACAAGGGTTTGCAGAACGAAGATCAAAATAGTTTATATCAAGAATTAAGAGATTATATTCCTAAAAGCGTTTTAAGTAAAAAAAATACTGCTAAAACATGGGTTTATGGGTATAATGAAAAATATGATGTAGTTGTAATATCTAAATCTGGACAAATAGGTCAGCTGATAAACATTAATGGTTTATGTATTGCTCTTCCCAAAAAACCTGAAGATATTTATTCAAGAAATAAAAGTAAAGAAAAACAATATTGGGAAAGACATGAGCTTCCAAAAGATTTAACTAGAATAAACTCTATATTTCAGTGGAATGAAAGACCGCCTCAGTTTAAAAACAAATGGGTTGATTATATAGAAGCTGAATTTGATAAAAGAGAACTAGGTTATTGGTTTTATAATAACGGAAAACCTACATATATAACCGGCTCTCATTATATGTATCTACAGTGGACAAGTATTGATGTTGGTTATCCTGACTACAGGGAAGCAAACAGAATATTCTTTTTATATTGGGAGGCTTGTAAAGCTGATAATAGATGTTTTGGACTTGATTATTTGAAAATAAGACGTTCAGGTTTTTCATTTATGGGGTCATCAGAATGTGTAAATACAGGAACACTAGCTAGAGATTCTAGGGTTGGTATATTATCAAAAACAGGATCTGATGCAAAAAAAATGTTTACAGATAAAGTTGTACCTATTGCAAATAGACTCCCATTCTTTTTTAAACCTATACAAGATGGTATGGATAAACCAAAAACAGAATTAGCATTTAGAGTTCCAGCTTCTAAGATTACAAAAAAAAATATGTATGATGATGTAGATGAAGAGCTAACAGGTCTTGATACTACAATTGACTGGAAAAATACAGATGACAACTCTTATGATGGTGAAAAGCTTTTACTTCTTGTACACGATGAATCTGGTAAATGGATTAAGCCTAATAATATTTTAAATAATTGGCGTGTAACTAAAACCTGTCTTAGGCTAGGAAGTAAAGTTATTGGTAAATGTATGATGGGTTCTACTTCTAACGCACTTGATAAAGGAGGTGAAAATTTTAAAAAGCTATTTGAAGATTCAAATGTAAATACTAGAAACGCAAACGGTCAAACAAAATCTGGATTGTATTCTTTATTTATTCCTATGGAGTGGAATATGGAAGGTTTTATTGATAGGTATGGGATGCCGGTATTCAGAAAACCTGATAAACCTGTAGCCGGAGTAGATGGTGAATGGATTACAAATGGAGCAATAGATTACTGGGAAGCTGAAGTTGATTCATTAAAGAATGATGCAGATGCACTGAACGAATTTTACCGACAGTTTCCAAGAACAGAGTCACACGCATTTAGAGATGAGAGTAAATCATCACTCTTTAATCTAACTAAAATATATCAGCAGATTGATTACAATGATTCTTTAATTATGGAGCATCACGTAACTCGTGGTAGATTCTACTGGAAAGATGGTATAAAAGATTCTGAGGTTATATGGACACCTGACTCAAGAGGTAGGTTTAAAGTTTCTTGGACTCCTAATAAAGGTTTGAATAATAAAAAAATCCAAAAGCATGGTGTATATTTTCCGGTTAATGAACACATAGGTGCATTTGGTTGTGATAGTTATGATATATCTGGAACTGTTGGAGGTGGTGGATCAAATGGAGCTCTGCATGGTTTAACTAAATTCAATATGGAAGAAGCTCCAAGTAATGAGTTCTTTTTAGAATATGTTGCTAGACCACAAACAGCAGAAATATTTTTTGAGGAAGTATTGATGGCTTGTGTATTTTATGGAATGCCTATACTTGTAGAGAATAACAAACCTAGATTATTATATCATTTTAAAAACAGAGGATATAGAGGGTTTTGTATGAATCGACCAGATAAACATTATAATAAATTATCAAAGACCGAAAAAGAACTTGGTGGTATACCTAATACATCTGAGGATGTAAAACAATCTCACGCTGCCGCAATAGAATCATACATAGAAAAGTATGTTGGTATTGATCTAGACGGTACATATAGGTCAATGGATCAAATGGGTTCTATGCATTTTACAAGAACTCTTGAGGATTGGGCTAGGTTTGATATTAGTAGTAGAACAAAGTTTGATGCAAGTATTAGTTCAGGACTTGCAATCATGGCAAATCAAAAGAATGTTTACCTTCCAGAGAAAAAACAATCAAAAATAAGTCTTAACTTTGCACAATATAATAATAAAGGAATTTTAAGTGAATTAATTAGATGAAAGATGTAAACATAAATATTTCATCTGTAGGATTCCCTAGTCAGTTTGTATCTGATGCAGAGAAGGAAACAGCAGAGTTTGGATTACAAATAGGACAGGCTATACAATACGAATGGTTTCGTAAGGATTCTAACGGATGTAGATACTATAGTCAGTGGAGGGATTTTAATAGATTAAGGCTTTATGCAAGAGGAGAACAATCAATTGCAAAATATAAAAACGAATTAGCTGTAGATGGTGATTTATCTTATTTAAATTTAGATTGGACGCCAGTTCCAATAATTCCAAAGTTTGTTGATATAGTAGTAAACGGAATGTCTGATAGATTATTTAAAGTAAAAGCGTATGCTCAGGATGCTTTGTCTCAATCTAAAAGAAGTAAGTATCAAGAAATGATCGAAGGGCAGATGGCTGCTAAAGATGTTCTTGATATTGTGCAAAAGAATACAGGATTTGATCCATTCATTATGAACCCTGATGAGCTTCCTGCAAGTGACGAAGAGCTTTCTTTATATATGAATTTAAATTACAAACCAGCTATCGAGATTGCGGAAGAAGAAGCTATTAATACAATGTTTGAAGAAAATCATTATAGCGATATTCGTAAAAGATTAGATTATGATATAATGGTTACAGGAATGGCTGTAGCAAAGCATGAATTTTTACCAGGAGCTGGTGTAGATGTTTCTTATGTTGATCCAGCGAATGTGGTTTATAGTTATACTGAAGATCCACATTTTAAAGATTGTTTTTATTGGGGTGAAATAAAAACAGTTCCTATAACAGAACTGATGAAAATAGACCCTACTTTAACAAAAGAAGATTTAGAAAAAATATCAAAATACAGTCAGAGTTGGTATGATTATTTTAATGTAGCTCAGTTTTATGAAAACGATATATTTTATCGTGATACTTGTACATTGCTTTATTTTAATTATAAATCAACAAAGAAGATGGTTTATAAAAAGAAGATTAAAGAAAATGGCAATATTTCCATGATAGAAAAGGATGATACTTTTAACCCTCCTAATGAAATGATGGAAGAGGGTAACTTTGAAAAAGTAGAAAAAACAATTGATGTTTGGTATGATGGTGTAATGGTTATGGGAACTAACTTTATTTTAAAGTGGGAACTTGCAAAGAATATGGTTAGACCAAAGTCATCTTCACAGCACGCTATACCAAACTACGTAGCAGTTGCTCCAAGAATGTATAAAGGTGTGATTGAATCTCTTGTTAGAAGAATGATTCCTTATGCTGACCTTATACAGATGACGCATTTAAAATTACAACAAGTAATCGCTAGAACAGTTCCTGATGGTGTATACATTGATGCAGATGGATTGAATGAAGTTGATCTTGGAACAGGTTCAGCTTATAATCCAGAAGACGCATTAAGATTATATTTCCAGACAGGTTCTGTAATTGGTAGAAGTTATACGCAAGAAGGTGATTATAATCAGGGTAAAGTTCCTATACAGCAGCTCACAAGCAATTCTGGCGCTTCTAAGGCACAAATGCTCATAGGTAACCTTAACCACTACTTAGACATGATTCGAGCTGTAACAGGCTTAAATGAAGCGAGAGACGGTACTATAGCAAATTCAGATGCATTAGTAGGCGTGCAAAAGTTAGCAGCATTAAGTTCTAATACCGCTACTCGACATATATTAGATGGAAGTCTTTACATATATAGAACGTTAGCTGAAGCTTTAACTTATAGGGTAGCGGATATTTTAGAATACTCTGATTTTAAAGATGACTTTATTAATAAAATAGGTAAATACAATGTTAGTATACTTGGAGAGATATCTGATTTATATATATATGACTTTGGAATCTTTATTGAGTTGTCTCCAGATGAAGAGCAAAAAGCAATGCTTGAGCAAAATATTCAAATGGCATTATCTAAGGGTGATATTAATTTGGAAGATGCTATTGACATACGTGAAATAAAGAATTTAAAATTAGCTAATCAACTTCTAAAAGTAAAACGTAAAGCTAAACAAGAGCAAGACCAAAAGCAAGAAATGCAAAAACAGGCTATGGTTGCTCAACAACAATTAAAATCTCAAGAACTTGCAGCTCAAGTTGCTATGCAAAAAATAGAAGCTGAAACACAATCTAAAATAAGATACAGACAAGCTGACATTGCATTTGAAATAGAAAAGCAAAAACAAGAAGCAGCTCTGAAATCTCAATTAATGGATCAAGAGTTTCAATACAATATGCAGGTTAAAGGATTAGATGCGGCTACACTAGCAGAAAGAGAGCAATCAAGAGAAAAAGCTAAGAGTGATAGAATAAGTCAGCAGAATACAGAACAATCAAAACTTATAACGCAGAGGAAAAATAATTTACCTCCTCAAAACTTTGAGTCTAATGAAGATACGTTAGATGGTTTTGATTTAGCAGAGTTTGAACCAAGATAATGCGTTTAAATTTTGCTTAAATTTGCAATTAAATTAAATTAAATTAAATGGATATAAAAGTTAGAGAAGTAACTGATGTTGAGTCGAAATCAACACAGGAAGTAGAAAAAGAATTGCTTGAAAAACACGAGCAGGAACAACAACAGAAAGAAGAAATTGTTGTTGAAGAACAAAATACTGAAGAACCTGTTGCTGAAGCTGAAACTTCTGAGGAAGTAGAAGTAGAGCAAACAGAAGTAAGTGAGCCTGAGGAGATAAAAGAAGTTAAAGAAGAAGCTCCGCCAGTACAACCCTCAGAGTTAAATGAGGATGAAGTTCTTTCATATATTGGAAAAAGATACGGTAAGGAAATTAATTCAATTGATGAATTAGTTAATGCAAGAGAAGAGGCAGAAGATTTGCCTTCTGATGTTGCAGCTTACCTAAAATATAAAAAGGAAACAGGTCGTGGTATAGACGATTATGCAAAATTGCAAAAAGATTATTCCGACATGGATTCCGATTCTTTGCTTAGAGAATACTATTCAATAACAGAAGAAGGTTTAGATTCTGATGATATTGATATGTTAATGGAAGATTTTGTTTATGATGAAGAAATAAACGAGCCGTCTGAAATTAAAAAAATAAAACTAGCAAAGAAGAAAGAAATTGCTAAAGCAAAAAAGTTTCTTAAACAACAGCAGGAGTTATACAAACAGCCTCTTGAGTCAAGGGAAAGTTCTGCCAATGCTAACAACGAGGAACTAATTGAATATAGGCAATATTTAGAGTCAGCTAAAGCTCAACAAGAAGACGCTAATCAAAAAAGAGAATGGTTTGTCAAAAAAAGTGATGAAGTATTCAGCTCCGAATTTAAAGGTTTTAAGTTCACAATAGGAGAGAATGATGTAGTGTATTCTCCAGGTAGTGCTTCTGAACTTAAGAAAGCTCAAGAGACTCCACTTAACTTTGTAAATAAGTATTTGGATTCAAATGGTTTTATTAAAGATGCAGAAGGATACCATAAAGCTCTAGCTATAGCTATGAATCCTGATAAATTTGCTCAGTTTTTTTACGAGCAGGGTAAATCACAGGCTACTGATGATGTAATTCGTAAAACTAAAAACGTTGATATGACGGAACGAAGCGCACCGCAAGTATCTGCTAAATCTGGATTCCAAGTTAAATCAGTTTCTCAGCCATCAAGCCGAGGACTAAGAATTAAAAGTATAAATAAAAGTTAATAACATAAAAAATATAAAACAATGGCAGGACAAGTTTTAGCAACGCCTACTTATGCGTTGACTCCGAGTTCAGAAAGAACTCCGACAGCCCAAAACTATATCGTTAACTTCGACTTTTTAAACCAGTATCTACCTGATACTTACGAAAAAGAGTTCGAAAGATACGGTAATAGAACTATCTCATCTTTCTTAAGAATGGTGGGAGCAGAAATGCCTACTAACTCTGACCTTATTAAATGGGCAGAGCAAGGTAGATTACACACGAAATATACATCAGTTGGTACTGGAGCATTAGTAAATGCTGATACAGCTGTATTTCAGGTAAATGATGCAATAGACCCAGCAACTGCTGAGCAAGTAATTAGAATTGGTCAAACAATTGTAGTTGTTCAGAATGATGGTTCTGGTGTTAACAAAGCAGTTGTTACAGCAGTTGATAACGCAGCTGGTGGAAAAGGTCAATTTACTGCAGCTTTCTATGAAGCTGGTGGTTTAGTGACTGCAGGTACAGGCGTTGGAAACGCTGACGTAACAGTGTTTATTTATGGTTCAGAATTCAAAAAAGGAACTGCTGGTATGGTAGGTTCTCTTGAAGCTAATGACTTCATTTTTGATAACAAACCAATTATCTTAAAAGATACATATACTGTAAATGGTTCAGATATGGCACAAATCGGATGGGTAGAAGTAACTACTGAAGATGGTGCAACTGGATACCTTTGGTATTTAAAATCTGAGCATGAAACAAGATTAAGATTTGATGACTATTTAGAAACAGCTATGATTGAAGCTGTACCAGCTGAGCAAAACTCAGGAGCTGCTGCTGCATTAGGTAGCGCAGGTGGTGCTGCAAATCCAGGCGCTGGATCTGATGGTATATTCTACGCAGTAACTCAAAGAGGAAATATCTGGGATGGTGGTAACCCTACTACACTTGCAGATTTTGACTCTATTATTAGTAGATTAGACAAGCAAGGTGCAATTGAAGAAAACGTGTTGTTTATTGACAGACAATTCTCATTTGATATTGACGATATGTTAGCTGCTCAAAACTCTTACGGAGCTGGTGGTACTTCATACGGTCTATTTGACAATGACGAAGAAATGGCATTAAACTTAGGATTCTCTGGATTTAGAAGAGGATACGATTTCTACAAAACTGATTGGAAATATTTAAACGACCCTACAATGAGAGGTGGTTTACCAACAGGAGCAAACTCTGGTAAAATCAATGGACTATTAGTTCCAGCTGGTTCTACTACAGTATATGACCAAATTCTTGGTAAAAACGCAAAAAGACCTTTCTTACATGTAAGATATAGAGCTTCAGAAACTGAAGACAGAAGATATAAAACTTGGATCACTGGTTCAGCTGGTGGTGCAGCAACTTCTG